TGGTTTGCCTCGTTCTGGCAGCACCATGATGATTAATTTATTAAAGCAAAATCCAAGCGTAGATGGATATGCAGTAAGCTCATTGTGTCCCTTGATTGCAAATATTGTTGCTAATTGGAACAACATGGAAGCAAACAAAGAATTTCCTGATGAAAACGCTAAAATAAATGTACTTAAAGCTGCATTAAACAATTATCATAATGCTTCTGATAAAAAAATAATATTTGATAAAGACAGAATGTGGGTCACACAAATTAATTTATTGCAAAAATTATTGGATTATGATGTTAAAATACTGTGCCCAGTGCGAAGTCCTGCAGAAATTATTACTAGTTTTGAAAAAATAAAAAGAAATAATCCATTAAGCACAGTAGCAGGTGATGCTGCAGGCACAACTATAGCTTCTCGAGCATTATATTATGCAGGTCCCACAGGCATATTAGGATTGTCTCATGCCAGCATAAAAGATGCAATTATTCAAGGTCACACAGACAAAATGCTGTTCGTGGAATACAACAGATTTTGCAACAGTCCAAAAGCTCAACTCAAAAGAATATATGATTTCTTTGAATTGCCTAAATTTGAACATAATTTTAAAAACATAGAACAAACTGAAATTTATAATGATTTGGCAACTAGTCTACCTGGATTGCACAAAATTAAACCCTCATTAGAAAGAACAGTAACCAATTGTGTGGAATATATTGGCGTGGATCTATATGAGCAGTACAACAGAGAAATCTTTTGGGATGCATGGGTGTAATGAAAAGCTTGAATTTTAAATTTGATCAGAATATAGATTCTGCTCATATCATAACTATCAAAGGCAACAAGACATCAGAATCTTATGCTCAAAGATGCATGGAGTCTTGCGAAAAACATAATATGATAAGTTATTTGCACGAAGCTTTTCGTGTGAAAAATGATCAAGTAGTTGCTCCAAATAGTTTAAAAAATCAAGGTTGGATCAAATGGATTAAATGCATGAATGAATGGCTTACGCTATCTGAGGTAGCATGTTTTTTGAGTCATGTTTCAACATGGGCCAAATGCATGGAATTAGATAAACCTATTGTAATTTTTGAGCATGATGCAGTTTTAATTAAACCATATACATCTCATGTTGCTTTGAATAGCATTGGCTATTTGGGTTGCAAATATCAAATACAAAAGCAAGATGCTCGCATGATATATGGTCAATTAAATTCAAACTACCGATTCATGTATTGCGCTCATGCATATTCAATTGATCCTTACATGGCTAAAAATCTATTGTCACAAGTTGTAAAATATGGCATAACCACATCCTTAGATGCTTTTATCAGAGCAGACATATTCAACATTATTCAAAAAGATATATACGCTTATGATGATGGTCCAATTTCAACTATAACTCATCCATCATTTAACAATCATGAAGAAAGCCAAAAGAAATATCTCAACGCATTTAAAACCTGAACACAATCAGCTTAATATGGGTTGCGGGTTTAAGAAACTGTTAGACTACTGGAATGTAGACGCATGGAAAGATTGTAACCCTGATCAAGTTTTAGATTTTGAACAAACTCCATGGCCATATGAAGATAACTTTTTCATTAAAATAAATGCAGATAGCATCTTGGAACATCTGGGTCAAACTCCTCAAAAGTTTTTAGAAATTATTAAAGAGATGTATCGAGTAAGTGCTCCAGATTGCATTTGGAATATAATAGCACCTCATCATCGTTGCGATAATTTTTATAATGATTTTACTCATGTGCGAGTGATAACAGAAAATACATTTCGCATGTTCGATCAAAAATTTAATGAAAATACCAGAAAAAGAAAATTAAGTCATAGCTTACATGGCATCCAAAATGCAATTGATTTAGAATTGGTGAGTGCAAATTACGATATAACCAGTGTATTTCAAACTATGCTTAATGAAGGTATGCTAGGTCCCAAACAACTTAATATAGATTTGAATACAAAAAGCAATGTGGCTGAAAGTATTAAATTACAGATTAAAGTCCACAAACCATGTAGGATTAAAGAATAATATATATTCTATACTAATAATATAGTGGACGCATTTAGTACAGAAGAAATCTTGTCAACTTTGCTTTAAATTTATAATAATTTAAAGTGTAATTTAAAGTATGATTATTAATACTGTTACATCTATTGCCCAAGAAATATATGAAGAAATGGGTGAACCAAGTGGTTTTAGTATTGCATCAATAGCAGCTTGGGTTAGAAGAAATATTGGTGGGCTGGGTAATATGCTTAATAATTCTTATGAAATAAATAGCTCTACTCTAGAGATAAGCCCTAATTTATCTGATATAGAAAAATATATATTTAAAAAAATGTATTCTATATACTTTTTTGATCTTAAAATAAAGAGCGCAGGAAGCCTTGCTGTATCAGATTATACTTCTATTAAAGATGATTTTGGCAGCGTTCAGAAATTAAATAGCAATGAAGTTTTAAAAAGCTTCTATCAAATACGCCAACAAGAGTACAAAGAATTAAAAGATTTAATTACAAAATATTCATTGAATGCAAGTAGTCCAGTTCAAGTTGCTGGAGATGATACCATACAAGGAAGTTACGAATCTGAAAGGGGCGCATTATATAATATTCGCACAATATATAGTGCTGGATAAAAATGAGTCTTATTAGTCCAAGTGTTGCAGCAAGTTTCTCGGCAGAATTTGAAAAGTTTTTTGATTATTTTTCAAGAGATTTCGTGGTCAACAAAGAGCCATTAAAAGTGTTAGTTTCGCCAGCAACAACACCACTATTTGGATACGAAACTCAATCTACACCAGCGGCTTATAATTATATACCAGTTCAAGCAACTTTCAAGGGTAGAATATCTTACAATAAAAAACAAAGTGAAGATATCTTAACGGACGTAAGAGTTACTATTGCTAGAGGAATTGTGACCCTAGTTGTTAAAGAACCTGCTAAAAATTATATAGATACTGGAACAACCTTGAACATTGAGTTCGATGGTAAAACTTTTAATAAAATAACAACCGCTGGAGTTAGAAAGTATTTAAATAATACGTATTATCAATACTATTTAGAGGAAACAAAATAATGGCTTCTAGAATAAATAAATCTATTCTAAAAGGTGAAATAGCTTCAGCTCAATTAAAAGCTTTAGAAAAAGAAGCTAAAATTATTGCAAATCAAATTCTTGAAGAAAAGAAAAAGGAATATATTTCAGAAATATTAAATCATCCAGTTTCTATAGAATTAAATAATGGTCCTAGCGCATCAAATATTTCTAATACTTTAGATGGAAAAGGAAATTTATACAGCTTTATTGGGTTTGATGCTGGAGACCAACCAGTTCAAGATGTTGTTGACGCAATAGATAAAAATACAAGAATACAATCAAAAAATTCAAAAGATGGATTTTTTAATTTTGAGGTTTTAACTCCATCACTCGAGGAGTTAGGATCATATACTCCTATGCCATTTGAGGGCGGAAATAGTTGGCTTAAGGGGATAGAAAAAGGTATATCTGGATTTAGCAATTATGTTTATGGTCTTTTGTTTCCAACTAGTAGATCTGGCAGAGGCATACAAAGCGAAAATCAAATAAGAAGAGCTTCTTATAAACCAACTAAATATTTTAGTGTTTTATATAAAAATTTTATAGAAAGTTTTAAATGAAAAGTCAATTAAATAATCTTGCAATGACTAGTATGCTATTTTGGTTTGATAATAAACTACTCACAAAAGGAGAGGCTTTTACCAACCATAGTAGTTATTTTTGGCCTATTGATGTAAATTATTATGGTTTTTATACTTACGGAGCGCCTTTTAAACAAATGGTAATTGACGAATCCGTTCCAAATGCAAATATTATAAGCGGAGTCTATATTAATAATGCATTTACTCAAGTTGGTCAAAACTATTTAAGCGGAATTAACGCTAGTCAAGGACAGTTATATTTTACTCAGCCCGTTTCAAATGCTTCTACTTCTATAAGTGGAAATTATGCTATTAAAGATTTCAATGTATATTTAACAAGTGAAACAGAAGAAGACTTATTATTTGAAACTCAATTTCAATTACAACCTAAAACTTATCAAAACCCAACTGGTTTACCTTCAAATGTAGAAACTTATCCTGCGATATATTTAAAATATCAAGGTGGGAATAATGAACCATTAGCTTTTGGTGGCATGGATAAAACTAATATTAATATTAGAGCTATAGTATTATCTGATAATATATTTAAGCTGGATGCTGTAACTAGTATATTTAGAGATACAGCAAGAAGTCTTGTGCCGTTAATATATGATAATCAAATGCCTTTTAATGCTTTAGGTAGCTGTACTGGAGATTGTTTTAATTATTTAGAATTAATAGCTAATAAACAAGCTGATTTTGAATATTTATACATAGATAATGTGAATATATCTAAAATAGATAATAGATTAAGTAATAGCTATAATAAGTTAAATCCTAATCTTTTCACAGCTTTTATTGATTTTGAACTAAGTCAAAATAGATATCCAAGGCTATAAAAAATAGATAAAATACAAAAAATCGTGTGTAATAAATAGAAACGGAGAAATACTAATATGCCTAGAAATAGAATAATTTATCAATCAGAAGCTCTTTATGCTGGCCCAGCACCCGCAACAGGTTTTCATTACGGAACATTTACCCCTGGAATCGGTGGAAGCACTAACGTACCAGAAGCAAACACTAATCTAGTTAACCAACTACAAAGAATTCAAACCGCTAATTATAGTTTTAATGTAGAACGCACAGATGTTAATCAATACGGTCAATTAGCAGCTATTGATCGAGTTATTTTGAATAGTCCAACTGTATCTCTTGATTTCAGTTATTTACTAGGAAACTTATCAAACGATAATATACTCGGCCTTACAATAGTTAGTGGCAATAGCGATTCTACAATTTCTGCTATATCTGGATTTTTAAATAAAACTTCTGATGAAAGAAATTACTTTATTCGCACAACTCCAGAAGGTACAGATACAGTAGGATTCACAAGCAACTCTTCTGGTGATAATGGAGTTATAGGTATTGGCAATGGAACAATAACCTCTTATTCAACAGAGGGATCTGTTGGTAATTTCCCAACAACAACCATAAATGTTGAAGGTTTAAATATGAACTTTCAAAAAGGAATTAGCGGTAATCTTGTGCCAGCAGTAAATCCTGTAAACGGATCTCCTTTACAAAATTATTATCAATTATCTCAAGCTACTCAAAATGTTGGACTTGGTAGCGGAAATGCAATTTCTGCTCTACGTCCAGGAGATATAACATTATCACTAACTAATACGTTAGCTAGCGGAGTAGATGTTAGCACCATGAATATTCAGAGCTATACTTTGAGCTTAGATTTGGGTCGTACTCCAATTCAAAGATTAGGTAACAAGTTTGCATTTACAAGAGAAATTGATTTCCCATTAACTGTTTCACTTAGCGTAGAAGCTCAAGTAACAGAAATGAACGCAGGTAATCTAGCAACTCTTGTAGCAGACGATAGCGCAACATTAACCCCATCTATCACAATTAAGAGTCCTACTGATTCTAGTTTGATTATGGCTAAATTCTTGCTCAAAGGCGCAAAACTAGATAGTCAAGAATACAGCACTGATATCGGAAGTAATAAATCTGTTACTCTTACATTTAGTTCTCAAATTGGCGGTCCTCAAGATACAAGTAACGGATTGTTTATTAACGGTCAATTCTAATAGACAGTAATATATATCACAAAATAACCCTCGCGTTCTGCGGGGGTTATTTTTTGTGTAATACCGTGTAAGGTTAAAAGGTTGGTTAAAAGGTAAAAGAATATGGAAAATGAAGCTTTAAAAGATATAACTCTTTTTCAGATAAAGAGAAAAATCACAAATATATACAAGAATTTCTTTTTTATTCTTGAAGATTTAGGTGATTCTGGCTATAATATAAATGATGAAACTTATCAAAAAATACGCAAAAGAGTCCTTGATAATGCTAATGACGCTTTCAGGGAAATAGAAGAAAGCTTTACTAGGTTAAATATAACATTAAAATGAAACTTAAAAAATTAAACCATAATTTTCCTATAGACGAGATAATCCAAGGAAATCTTTCTGTTCAAAGCATACAAAAAAGTTTAAAGGACAACTTTGGTATCTCAAAACCAACTTTAACAACATTTAAAAATTTAAATTTTATTAAAAATTATCAACACTGGGACGAAGACAAAAAACACAGATTTATTAAAACAATTGGTGGCGTAGTTTATTATGGCAAAGTTAAAAACTATCTAGACAACCTAATTAATACTAATGGAGAAAAAATATGAAAACAATGTTTGAATTTGACATCTATCACGAAAAAGAAATAGAAAAAGTAGATGTTTCTACAAATGAAAAAGGCGAAGAAGTAAAGGTTACTTCTAAAGTAAAAACAACTGTGCCAGTTAAATTAGGCATCAAAAAACCTACTAGAAGTTTATTTGATGAAGCAGAGTTATTTTATGGAGTTAGACTTTCAGAAGGTATTAAAGCTGGTCTATTAACTCGCGCTTTATTAGCTAAAAGATTTAATAATGATGGCGGAGTTTTAAGTGAAGAAGAACAGAAAGAATACAATGATCTTTACAATAAATTTTTTAATCTACAAACAGATTTTCAAAGTTTATCTTTAAAACAAGAAGCTATAAGAACAGAAGAAGAGAAAGCTAATCTTGCAAAAGTCATCGAAGAGATGACACAAGCAAGAGAAATGATTCAGAAATATGAGATGGCGCAAGCAAATCTATTTGAGCAAACCGCAGAGAATAGAGCTAGGAATAAGACTATCATGTGGTGGGTTCTTCAGCTTGGTTTAATCGAAGGTGAAGACAAAAAACTAAAAGACCTTTTTGGTCAAGGATCTTATGAAAGTAGGCTGCAAAAATATGATGATATTGAAGAATCTGAATTTGGTATTGAAAAAATTGCTCTTCAAAAATTATTATACTTGATCAGCTTCTGGTACGTAGGTAGAGCTGCAACCCAAGAAGAATTTTCTAAATTACTTGATGCAATCAACAAAGACAATAAAACAATGGAGAAATAATGATTGCAAGCGTCAGATAAAAATAAGATAAGGTTGCTGTTCGTTGATATCCTAAAAGGATACACAGAGACATATTATAGAAATAGCAAAGTTTATTTCAAGCACAATACAAGCTTTGATTCTGGTGATATAGATTCTAAAAAACAAGATTTTATTAGAAAAGCTCAAAAGAATGGATTACCTGCCGAAGAAGAGAAAGAAAAGTATTTGATATTAGAAAATTTATGGTCAAAAGAAAAGAACGATGAGATACAAAAAATAAAATCATACATCTCTAATCTTAAAACAACAAAATCAAAATTATTTAGAAATGAAGAAATAGAATCAATTAATAATCAAGTAAATGAACAAAATTTAAAATTAATAGAATTAATATCAGAAAGAAAAGAATTACTTGGTTTTACTGTGGAAGATTATGCTAATAAAAAAGTAAATGAATATTATATGTATAACTCTTTATACAAGGATAAGGATCTAAAAGATCGATTTTTCTCTGAGGATGAATTTGATGAATTAGAAAACAAAGATGTATCAGAAATAATAGAAATATACAATAACATGAGCAAAGACTTTTCTGAAAAAAATCTCAAAAAAGTAGCCTTATCGTCTTTTTATCTAAGTCTTTATAATATGTGCGAGGATAGTCCATATTATCTTTATGGCAAATCAGTGATACATCTTACATTCTATCAAATTGAAGTTTTTAGTTATTCTAGGTATTTTAGAAATGCCATCTCAGAAGCGAAGCACAAACCAGCAGATGAACTATATGAAGATCCAGAAAAACTAATTGATTGGTTAGAGAGTAGTAAAAATGCTGAAGAATTACTAAGCAAAAGTGATGGTAAAGAAAATAAAAAAGGTGAGGGCGTTATTGCGACTTCTATTGTGGGCGCTAAAAAAGAAGATCTTGAGAAAATTGGAGCAAACGAAAAGAGCGTTAGCTTGCATGATGAAGCGATCAAAAAGGGCGGCAGTTTGAGTATGGAAGATTTAATGAAATTACATGGAATCAAATAAGCAAAACTATCATATTTAAGTATATTTTGTGTAATTTACTGTAGTAAAGGAATAAGGCATGGCTAGGACTTCCGCTACAATTTCGGTAGGTGCAGATACTAGGCAACTTGAAAGAGATATTCAAAGGGCCCTAGGGCGTGATTTTAAATTCAAAGGATTGAATGAAAAGGCCTTTACTCAACCCCTAGGGCGAATTACTGGTGCATCTAATGAGTTCCAAAAATCACTAGACGCTTCAAATGCTCGTGTTATTGCGTTCGGAGCTAGTGCGGGCCTAATATATAGCGTAGAGAAGGCTTTCTCATCTTTGGTAAGAAGCACTATAGATGTGCAAAAATCATTAACTGATATTAATGTTATTTTAAATGTAAGTTCAAAATCTTTAGCGGCTTTTGGCGGTGGTTTATTTAATATCGCAAAAGACACCGCTCAGTCTTTTGATACGGTTGCTCAAGCTGCAACTGAATTTTCGCGTCAAGGTTTAGGTCTGGAAGAAACACTTAAAAGGACGAGGGATGCTCTTATATTAACTCGTCTAAGCGGCTTAGATACTGTGGCTTCAGTAGAAGCATTAACTGCAACAATTAATAGTTTTAGTGATGCGGCTTTAGACTCTACAACAATCATTAATAAATTGGCAAATGTTGATGCTGCATTTGCGGTGAGTTCTGCGGATCTGGCGGAAGCTATCAAAAGAGTTGGAAGTTCTGCTCAAGATGTGGGTGTTGATTTTGATGAATTATTAGGTATCGTTACCAGCGTCCAACAAACGACCGCTAGAGGTGGTGCTGTTATTGGTAACTCACTAAAAACAATATTCACAAGAATACAGAGAACAGAGACTTTAGATCAACTTGAACAATTAGGCATTCAAGTAAGGACTCTAGAAGGTAATACCCTGCCTGCAATTCAGATATTGTCTAATCTTGCTGGGACCTTTAGTGTTCTAGGAGATAGTCAAAGAGCGCAAGTTGCAGAAACTGTTGGTGGTATATTTCAGATTAATATTTTAAAAGCAGCTTTGGCGGATTTGGGTAAAGAGTATTCAGTTTACAATAGAGCTTTACAAACTTCTGCTGGAGCAACAGATCAAGCTATAACCAGAAACCAAGCTCTAAATGAAACTTTATCAGCGCTGATCAATCGTACGTTTGTTAATCTAACTCAGCTTGGTGCAGATTTTGGAAAAATATCTCTACAACCAACTTTTCAGGGTGGGCTTGAATTATTAAATAAAGGACTAGAGTCAATTTCTTCAGACTCTCAAGGAATAGGAAGTAAAATTGCTAAAGGAATATTTGAGGGTATAGGCACTTTTGTAAGTGGTCCAGGAGTAATACTTGTAACTGCTGTATTTGGCAAATTATTTTTAAACTTAGCTAAGTTTGCTGGAGAATCTCTAAAAGCTTTATTGAATTTAAATACTCAGTCGGAACAGCGAGCACAAATACAGGCCAAAATAAGTCAAGTGTTGTCGCAAGAACCCGCGCTTGTTCAGGCAATATTTAACAAACAAATAAGCGTATTAGACGTAGAAAATAAAATTTTAAATATTATCCGACAACAAACAATAGAAAGAGAAAAAGCCGCAAGTATTGCTACGGCAGTAGCTGGTGGATTAATAGGAAAAGGAGTCACTGCTAAAGGAGGAGTTTTAAAAGCTAAGAGCGGAGGATTTATTCCAAATTTCGCAATGAGCGAAATATTTGGTGCATTAGCTGGAGGCTATAATCCAGGCAGCATAAAAAGAATGAATATTCCTGGTGAAGGACCAGTAACCTATAACTCGGCAGAAACAGTTAAAAGATTTCCTGGAATGAGTCAGCCAGCAATTATGCCTCCTCAAGGAAGCATGGCTGGAAAAAATTATCAAAATGAATTTGAATCTAAATTAGGATTTAATCCATATGCAAGCGCTGGATTTGTTCCAAATTTTAATATATATCAAAGATTACTTGGTGGAATACAAAATAGAGAAAGAGGAATAGATTCTTCGATATTAAAAGCCCAAAGAGAAGGTAAACTAACTCAAACTCAAGTAGATCAGTTAAATGCAGCAAAAACTACAGTAAGAGGGTCTATAGCTCCGTCGTTATTAGCAAAGCAAGGTTCTGGAGCAGAAACAAGAGAGTTCGATGGATCTACTTTAGGAGTACTCTCTTTAAGGGGCAGAAGTGGGGATATCACTACTTCTACCAAATTAGCTCAATTACCTATGTTTTCTAACGCTATTAAGAATGATCCGTCAGTTGCTCAAAAAACAGTTAGATTTAGCGGTGTCCAAGTCCGAAGCTTGGATTCCTTAGATAAGCAAAAACCAAATGAATTTATTAGGTTACTAACAGAAAAACTTTTACCGCCACTTGCAGATGTTGCGACTAAATTTGTTGGTGGGGCTTTAGGAAACCAAGGCGATGGGGTAAATACTATTTTAGGCAACATTAAAGCTGGAAAAAGTTTTCTTCCTCCTGGAGCAATAGGAGATCTATTTGAGACAGTAATTAAAATTGCAACAAAAAATCCTAAACAATTTTTGCAATCAGTTGATGATGATTTTAGAAGACCATTTGATTTTGAAGAGAGTGGCGCTGCAAGTGGTCAATTTAAAACTAGGTTTGGATTTAGATCAAGTTTAATTAAAGCTGATGCAAAATTAACATCCGATAATGAAGCAATAAGGTCAATAATTAAAAAAGCATACAATTCAAGGTTGGGTCCACTTCCGTTTAGTGAGCTACTAAACACAGGTACACAAAAAACTTCATCCGCAAAAAGAAAATCTAAGGGCTTTATACCCAATTTTTCAGCACTTAACGACGCTATAGATCGAGAGCTTACAGCAGGAGTATCTTCTTCAAAAGTAAGAATAGGTAAAGATTCTAGATTAACTTCTGCTTATAATCCTCTTGGTTTAGGAGTCTACAACACAAAAGATGAGCCTCTTGGTTTGGGTCAAGGAGTGTCTAGAGCGGGTAATGGAGCCAAAACAGCAGGAGCAGCATCTGGATTTATTCCAAATTTCGTAAATATGCCATCAACATTTATGGGCGATCCAAAAGCATTGCAATATCAAATAGGTGTATTGGCGGAAACACAAAATAGATCAACAAAACAACTTATTAAAGATTTCAGAGAATTAAGTAGAGAAACAAAAAATGCTTCTAAAGGATTTGAAAAATTTGGTGGCGCTGCCCTAGCTTTTAGTTTTGGTTTACCAATAATTTTACAAACTTTATCTCAATTTAGCTCCAATGAAGATATTAAAACTCAAGCTGCTATTAATGGAATAAGTACAGCAGTAAGTATGATAGGAACTGGCGCATTTGTAGGAGCTGGTATGGGGGCAAGGGGTGGTATTTATGGTGCGGCTGCAGGAGCAGTTGTCGGTGGCGGAATAGCTACTTATCAATTTATTAATGCTTTAAAAGCAGAAGATCTAAACAACCTTCGGAAAAATTTGCAATTTCTTCAAGACGAATTTCAATCTTCACAATCTTCTTTACAAAAAGTTATTCCTCTTATTGAAGAGTATAAGAGAGTCCAAGCTTCTGCTGCTGACGAGCAAACAAAAGCTTTTAATTTAGAAAAAATTGTAAATGAAATTTCTACTGGTCTTGGTCCTCTTGGAGAAGAGACAGTAAATAAAGTATTAGAAGCATTTAAAAATGCAGATTACGATGGTATTAGTTTGATTATTAATAAAAAATTAGCTGAAAGTAGCGCTCAACTTTCAAATGAAGGAGTTAAAATTTTGTTAGAAGAATTTAAAACCAAGGGGAAAATAGAAGATCCTAAAACAGCTAAAGTTATAGGAAAAAGTTTATTATCTCTTCAAACGTCTACTGGAGAATCTGTAATAAGAAAATTAGCTCAGACAGAAGAAGGCAAGCAAAAAATAGATGTTGTTAGTAAAAATTTAGAAAAACTTCAAAAAGAAAGAAATGATTTACTTAAAAATCAACAACAAGCAATAGATAATATTTCGGGTCAAGTTCCAGAATTAAGAGCTAGTTTAGCTCAAAAGCCACCAACTGGAACATTACAGGATCTTCAAGAAAGATTGAGTACAATCGTAGCTGGTGCTTCAGCTGAAATTAAAGCTGATCCACTTGCATTTTTTGGAATTAGAAAAGGTGACTCTGAAAAATTATCAAAACTCCAAACAGAATTAAACACTAATTTATCTGATATCTTAAGCACTATTGAACCTCTTTACCAAGACGCAGAAGAAACAAGAGTAAAGTTTGCTGAATGGAAAATTGCTTCGGGTAGCACAGCTTTAAATCAAGAAGCTAGTTCAGCTCTTATTGATCAAATTGTAAAAGATTTAAGATCTCAAGGAGTTACCACAGAAAAAATTGATAAGATTCTCAGAGTTAGTGCGATTACTAGCATAGAGGAGTATGTTCAAGCTTTTAGAAATAATACATTAACATTAAGAAAAGCCGATAAATTTGTTAAAAATACTTTATTTAAGAGACTTCAAGATCCTTTGGAAATTTTAGGCAAAGAACAAGGTGCATTAATACAAAATATTGGAACAGATATATTAACGCCATCTAGAAGAAATCGAGTATATGATGAAATAGATAAAGCAACAGAGAAGCTTAGATCTCAATTAAATAATGAAATAATTAGAAGAGAAAGATTAGATGCCCAGCTCGCAAATAAAGAAATAACAGAAGAGCAGTATCAAAAAGATATAGAAAAAACAATTATTACCGAAGATCAATACAGAAAAAGATTAGAAGCTCTTCGCGAAAAGATATTATTAGATCAAAGAAGAGCTGGAGGAATATTTGCCGAAGACTTTAGAGGAGGAAGACAAGAAGCAAGAGAGGCTAGAATTCTTGGTCAACAAACTCAATTAGAAGATTTTCCCGCTGCATTTTTTGATGAATTTGATTTTAGAACAGAAGATTCATATAGACAAGCTCAACTTGGAGCAGCAGATACAGCAAGAACAATTAAAAGTGAATTTAATAATGCCTTCTTATCTTTTGCCAATGGAACAGAAACCGCTAGTGACGCTTTTACAAAAATGGCTCTTAATATAAGTGATAGAATACAACAATTAGCATTAGACTTTGCAACAAATCAAATTTTTGGTTCCCTTTTTGGTAGCACTAGCAATATCTTTGGTGGCGGTAGTGGAATTGGAGATTTCTTCGGCGGTCTATTCAAATCAAAAGGTGGAATAATCAAGGGATATTCTTCTGGTGGAAATGTAACTGGTGGATCAGGCACAAAAGATGATGTTCCTGCTATGTTAAGTGCTGGAGAATATGTTGTAAGAAAAAGCGCTGTTAATAAATATGGCCCAGAATATTTGCAAATGTTAAATGAAGGAAAAGTTCAAAAACGCTTTATTGGTGGCGCGTTGTTATCTCCTGCACTGGGAATTACAGCAGGAGCATTAGCTCAAAGTGCACAAGCTAACCCTACAGGCCCAGCGGCTACCATGCTTCAGGGTGGATTTTTCAATAAAATTGCTGGTTTTATGAACGCAAAAGTTACAAACCCAGGAATTCAAACTATATCTAATGCTATAACTCCAGCTCTTACGAGTCGAAAATCTATGACGAGTATGATGGGTACAAGTCAACAATCTATGAAAGCAGCCCCTGGACAATCAGGACGAATAAACCCGCGCGAATACGAAAAATTTGCTGGTGGAGGAGAAGTAGGATTTTTAGGAAAAAATTTCTATAAATATAATGATCCTCTTTACCCAACTGGTGGAGAATCTGTAATAAGTGAAAATCTAAGCCTTCTAGCTACTTTAGATGAAGATAATCCTCAAAATGCAATAAGAAAAGAAAGAGAAACGACTTTATTTAATTATTTAATATATTTAAAAGATTTAAAGGAAAGAAATGAAGAAGCTTATAAAGAAAATCAAAGATTAAACAAAGAAATCAGAGACAATTATAATAGTCAACAAAAGCAGAAGCAAACAGGAGCGCTTATAGGATTTGGTTTAGGAGTAGCGGGCGCTTTTGCTCCAGGATTTATGCCTGGCGGCAAAGACTCTTTCTTTGGTAAATCTTCTACTCCAAACATGCCCTTGCGTAAACCGTACACTCCTCCATCTCAGAATAATAATTATCCGCCTGATGCAAGAGGAAGATTAAAATTAGGTAAGGCTAACGGAGGACAAATTAAAAAATTTGCAGCAGGAGGATCAAGTGTAGATGATATACCCGCCTTACTTATGGACGGAGAATTTGTAATAAAAAAAGATATTGTAAGCATGTATGGCAAGCAATTTTTTGATGATCTCAACAGGGGGAGAATTAAAAAATTTGCTGAAGGAGGTCCTGTTGGAAATTCAACTTCTTCTTCTTCCTCTTCAGTTCCAGAATCAAATCCTTCCGCCTACTCGCCAGTAAATAACATTAATATAACTGTTAATGTAGCAAAAGAACAATCACAAGTCGTATCTCAAAATGAAAACAGTTCTGGATCAGAAGAGGATGGAAAAGAAGAAACAGTTAAAAATAAAGAACTTGCAGAAAAAATAAAAGGTCAAGTAATTCGAGTGCTAACAGAGCAACAAAGGCCTGGTGGAATGCTAAGCAGCAGCGTATATAAGAAAAGATAAAATTAGATTATAAATTTTGCAGAAAAATTTATTAGATCTTTTTCAGATAAAATTTGATTTTTTTGTAAATTTTGATTTAAAGATAAAAAGTTCTTTAATTTTTCTAACGGATATTTGTATTCAAAAAGAAAAGTAATATATTCTCTATCGTTTGAAAGAGTTTTGTATTTTTCTATATATTTTAAATTTGCGCTCGATTCAACATAAAATTTTTCTTTTTCAAAAAAATTCGTAATAAATTCTATGTACAGGAAACATTCTGTTTCATTCTCTTTAATTTCTAAAATTTTAACGTCTTTAATATTTCTAGATTGGAAATAATCTAAATCCATATTAATATCTACATATTTAGTTTGGCTTTGATTGTAATACCCAAGATGATCTTTTTCTATGTTATAACTATTATCTATTACGTCATCAGAATTTATATCTTCTGATAAACAAATCATTTTATTTTTCAGATCTTTATTTAAAATTGGATAATAATTCTCAAAATTAACATCTCCAATCTGTATTTTATCAATAGAGCTACTTAAACTTTCTTCGTTAAATAGGTATAAGTAATTTTGAAAAAATACTAATGTTTCGTAATTTATTGATTGTTTGTATATTTTTCCAATATTTATAATTTGTTTTTCAAAATTTTCTCTTAAAAAAGTGTTTATATCTTCTTCTTTTTCTCTATCTTTTAAAAATTTATACATTTCTGATTGCCATTTTTTTAGAGGTAAAATTTTAATATTTATATTCTCTGATATTTCGACTATATTAGATTCTATAAAAGGAACGGTAAGTAAGGTCGTAAAATTATTATTATCTAACCATTTTGAGGCAACGTTTTCAATAAATAGATTTTTAAGTTGAAGATTTTTTTCTACATGATTAGATAAGGTTGATAAGATTAAATATGAGTAGATTCCTTTTGATTCTGCGTATTCTTTATTTGACAACATTTTTATACTTAAAAAATCATCACTTCTATATATTCTATTAAATAAAATATTTTTATCTATGTCTTCTAACATTTCGTATTCAACATCTAAATTGAAATGCTGTTTGTCTTGATTATCGTATAATACACTAAAGTTTATATGTTTATAGAAACCAATTTTTTTATTATTTTCTTTGTATTTATTAAAATTATTTTCAAAAGGATAATCAAAGCTTGAATTAACTTGATTTTTATCCTCACTCCGATTATATTTAAGTTTTTTAGAGTTATTTTCTGAAGAAAAAGTTTTGTAGTTTGCGATCATATGATTATTTAAATTTAAAAACCTATCAATAATTAAATCTTTATCTTTCAGAGTCACGCTAAAAGACGGAGGAATACTACTTTTTGATAAAGTACCCAAAGAGTTTAATATGGTCTTCCATTCAAGTTTTATATTAATATTGTTATTTTTCATTTTATTATAATAAATTTACTCCAGATATCGTGACGCTATCTAGTGGAGCTTGGTTTATGAAATTAAACTTCTTTTCTACGTAACTAGATCTCTCATTCAAGAAATTTGAAGCATATACTCTAAAGGAATATACACCCGTATAAAGTGGGGTAACAAACGGAGGTATGGTGCCATTTTCCCAGTTTGTGCCATTTAATCCATTTTGTAATACTTCCGTAAACGAAAGGGTCTTTTCTAAAAATTGATTGTCTATTCCATCTCCATCAAAATTACCAGATTTTACATATACGGTATATAAAGAAACATATTCCGTATCTCCTGTTGGTAAAATTTGATATATAATACTGTTTATTCCACTTTGATTTTGTTGATAAGGGATGCTTGGACTACCTGTTGGAGCGTAATTATTGCCACCGTATCCTGATTTGGGTAGATCTCTAAATAAACCAGTTAAAAATAAGTTTGGTGGTGGAGGTATTCCTGGTTTTATCGGTTTATCTATTAGAGTAGCTGAATTATCAATGTTAAAATATTTTTGTTCATTATACATCAGCGCAGAAATACTAAAGTTGTTGTTTTCATTTTCTTTGATCGATAAAACTCTGTATTTTTGAGGTTTATCTAAAAATGGCTCTAGGTAATATCCTGGATAAACGCCTAATGATGGATTATTAATCTCGGATCGAGCATTTAAAACTCCATTAAAACTTGATTGATCAATTTCTATAATCCAATTAGTATTATTTAATAGATTATAATTAATTGAATCTAAGGGTTGTGGCAAGTTTAATCTTATGTAATCTTTATAAATTCCAGACCCACTTGTTAAAAAGCTCGATGGATTATTTATATTTATGTCTTGAATATGAGCGCGTTTTATAAATTCACTGTTAATACCGCTTATTCCATCAGATTTAATATCTGAAAATCCTGTAGAGTATAGATTTGCTAGGTCCGTACCGATTTGTAAATTATAAGTAGGAGTTATAATTTGAAATTTAAAAGATTCATTAATTCCAGTTAAAATATTTAAATTATATTGATTATAATCTAAATCTAAAACAGCGTGATTTGCGCTTAACTCTAATGTCCTACCCGCATATATTTTGTTTCTTCTATTTTGATCATATACAGAGATTACATCTCCAGGCTTTATATAATACCCTTCGAGTCCTACTCTGAAATCTACCATTTCTGTATCTTCGTTATCAGTAACTAACAACCATTTTCCTATTCTTCTCGCTTGAGTTTTAGATGTGCATCCAAATGCGCTAATTTCTTTCTCTCTTATTCCATGTTTTAATATTCCTTGTCTATCTTCAACATATTCGATTGCAGGTTTGTAATTATCATTCTTATCATTATACCTTACTAGTACCGTAGTACTTCTTGCTCTCCTTGAAGCGTCTGAATAAATAAATTCGCCGCCTATTACATTACTATTATTAAAAATATATATTGGTTTTTTTGGAGAATCTTGCGATGTTAATATTTGGCCAGCTGAATAGTATATAATGCCGCGAAAAATACTAGCCATATCGTTTAAAATTTTGTAAGCCTCTTCTCTAGTATTTATATACAAATTACAAGTAAATCTTGGCTCTAAGCCTCCGATTCCATTTGATACGAGCTCATCGCAATATTTAGAAATTTCATATAACGTCCATTTGTCCGTAAGATCTTTATCGATATATTTTCCAAGACCATATCTATTGTTCGTGATCATATCATAAAAGCACCAAGCTGGATTGTCTGTCCAAGCTAATTTAAATTTTCCATTCCAGGCACCATCATAAGTTTTCGTAATAGGATTATAGTTTATAGGAATCTTTACTTTTAATAAACGAAGATTATAAGACCTCTCAGGAATTGCACTAAAATATCTTGCGTCAAATCTAGAATATATTATTGCACAGCCTGGATGAACGAATCGATCAGAATATATTTCTGATATAGAATCTATTTGTGTCGTTGTTTGAAGTGTACTTCCTCCGCCTTCTAGAGTATTTTTTGTTAGTGTAATTGCCCAACCAATTTGATTTTTAAATAAACTAAAGTTTGGAAAATTTTCTGCGTATGGTCTCAGATTTATATGATATGTAAATACATTTGGAGAACTTTGGACTTTTCCCTCTACAAAAACTAAATCATTAGAATAAGCCGAAGCGGTATGCGGAGAATATTTAGATGTATCTAACGCCACTAAAGTATTGTCGTTTAAAACTCTAAAAATTTCGATCTCTACTTCTACTTCTTGAAATTCTACGTCCCCTGCTGTTTCTGTTCCGTCTAAAATTTGTTCAAATAAAGTCAAAACTTTTATATTCACTTCTATTGAACTTAAGTCTGTGTTGTATATATAATATGTTTTAGGGTATCTTATCTTTGTATTTGTATCTGAAAGATATGCTCCATACAATCTCTCTCCAATTGATCTTGTCGTGGTTGTTTCTAGAGGAATTTTAAATTTATCAACTTGTGAACCGTAATAATCATATCTATCTTCGTATAAATATATTTTAGGATTAAATACTGTATGTTCGTTATTATTTTCTCCATACGTGTATCTATAATTAACATATTGAAAATTAAAAAATCCCTTGACATCTGATACAGGAGTATTATTCCAATATATTGATGGAGATTCTAAACTAGAATTTAAGTTAGAAAATGGCGTAAAAGTTGCACTTGAATAACCTATACTTCCAGTTGTTTTATTTTCAAATCCGTAAGAATACTGTCCTGTGACAAAACCTTCAATAGGACCCTCGCAGACAAGATCTGCGGTAGCGATAGTATTGACCGATGTAAAGGCTCTTTGATTGTTTACGGTAGCGCTGGCAGGTGGATGTTCTACAAAAATTGATTTTAAATTTGGAGAACTTGGAGATATCGCTGATGCTGTAAATCCTGGTCCATTATTTCCACCATTTTCTTGAAATTTGTATATATCTGCATCGTTTAATGTCCTTATACTCGTCCAATAGGCATCAAATCCGCTTGGTCCATAACCATAGCCTCTGGTTTTCGAGGTAGAATACGGTATGCTTGAAGTATCTCCACCTTGAAATGAAAATGCTAATGCGCCAGGCCTGTCTTGAGCGGTGCTTTCTGGGAAGTTATAGCCACAGTAAGTAAACCCTATATTAAATGTATTTAATACGTTTCTAAAACCTTCTGCATATTTATTAGGACTATTTGCCATAAAGATTATATTTCCGAAGTACTAGGATTTTGACTTATTAAGAATCCTCTATTATTAAAAATATATGCTGGAGTTGCGTATAGAGATACTTGTTTTGTGGTTGAATTGACAGCTGATTTTGATGCATTTACATTATAACTAAAATTACTCATAATATTATGCCCGCCAATTATAAGTTCACCGTATCCAACTGGGACTGGCCCACCTTCTCCAACAGTATTGTTGGGACCATTAAATAGATAAGAACTTGGTCCACCAGCACTACCGTCTATAGCGTCGGCTTGCTGAGCAGTAAAAGGTACATTTGGAGGGGGTTTAGATAGTAATGAACTTACTCCAGCCGCAATTA